TTTGGAAAACATTTCTTTGCTGATTGGGATGATGATGATTGGTGTATGTTCGATAACTATATGGTTGCTTGTGTAAAGAACTATCTAAAGACAGGGTTGGTTACGAGTAAGTTTGTTAACCTAAAGATTAGACAACTATCTGCAGAATCATCTCACGATTTTATTGAGTGGTGTGGATTGGTTGAAGGTCATAACAAGAATCCAAACCTTGAGGTTGGAAGAAAGTTATTGAAGCAAGACTTATACTTAGATTTCATTAGTGAGTATCCTGACTATGGACCGAAAGCTAAGATGACTATATCAAGGACGAGGTTTTATAAATGGTTGGTTGCTTATGCGTTGTATACCACAGGTGTTCAGCCGGAAGAGGGGAGAGACCCACAAGGAAGATGGATGAGGATGAGAAGCAAACACGAATTAGAAACTCAATCATCACTATCACTATGACAGATGAGGAAGCAGAACTATTAGACCTATCAATGCGTAATTCGTTTGAAGTTTTAATTAATGGGTTGGATGCAGGTGAAGTAATCATACAAGACTTTGGTTACTTTGCCCACGACCCATCAAGAGTACCAACAAAAACAGAAGTAATGTCTATGATAGATTACTTTATATCAACAGAAGAATACGAAAGATGTATACCATTAAAGGAATTAGCAGAGACCCTAACGTAATAGAACCTATCCCGGGATATAGTGCAGAGATGATGCTAAGACAATGTAAGTTGTTAGCAGGTATAGTAAACTCAACTGAAGAAGTTAAGGTTGGAAGAGGTAAGAAAGCCTTTATGAAAAAGGTTTTGAAGTATACAACAGAACCACGTATAGCTAAGTCTATAAATGATAGCGTAGAATTTTATAAGAACCTAATGGAAAAAAGAAAACCACAAATAAAACTCAGAGATTACCAAAAGAAAATAGCAACAGAGAGCAGTATATTATTAATGCAAAAAGGTTTTGTCTACCTTGCTATGGAGGTGAGGACAGGAAAGACCTTAACAAGTTTAAGCATTGCTCACCTGCTAAATTGTAAGAATGTTTTATTCATTACAAAGAAGAAAGCAATCAGCAGCATAGAGTCTGACTACATAAAGATTGGACACAACTATGACTTGACCGTGATAAACTATGAATCATTACACAAGATTGAAGGAGAGTTTGATATAATAATATGCGATGAAGCACACGGAATGGGAGCGTTTCCTAAGCCAAGTAAACGTGCCAAGCAGGTGAAGGATATAATAAAGAAACAAAAACCTTATGTTGTTTTGTTATCAGGTACACCAACACCTGAATCTTATAGTCAGATGTATCATCAAGTGTATGGAATAAAAGGAAATCCCTTTGCAGATTATGCTAACTTTTATAAGTTCTCTAAAGAGTATGTGAATGTTAAGCAAAGAAAAATAAATGGTCTATACATAAATGATTATCACGATGGTAAGATATCTATAATGGATATGATGAAACCTTTTACGCTAAGCTACTCACAAAAAGAGGCAGGGTTTAAAGTTGATACACGTGAACACATACTCGAGGTAGATGCTGAGCCAATCACATACAAACTTACGGCTCAATTAAAAAAAGATTTAGTCATTGAAGGCAAGGAAGAAGTTATATTAGCTGACACTCCTGTGAAGTTAATGATGAAGCTGCACCAAATGTACTCCGGTACTGTGAAGTTTGAATCAGGTAAGTCAACTATCCTTGACCTAAGTAAGGCTCAGTTTATACACGACAACTTTGGTGATGTGCAGATTGGAATCTTTTATAAGTTTAAAGAAGAACTTAATGCATTGAAAAAAGTTTATGGAGATTCTTTATGTACTGAACTAAGTGTCTTTGAAGACACTCGTAAGTCTATAGCCTTACAAATTGTATCAGGTCGTGAGGGTATATCCTTACGAAAGGCAGAGGCACTTGTGTATTATAACATAGACTTTAGTGCTACAAGTTATTGGCAGTCAAGAGATAGGATGACAACTAAAGATAGATTAGAGTCAGATGTCTATTGGATTTTCACCAAGGGAGGAATAGAAAAAGATATTTACGAGGCGGTCAGTAAGAAGAAGGACTACACACTTAGCCACTTTAAAAGAGATTTATTATCTTTATGACCAAACCTAACTAAGTGACAGAACAACAGATACAAAGCAAAAGAATAAAGGAACTTGAAGCAGAAGGGTATTACGTTCTTAAGTTAATCAAGACAAACAAGAACGGGATACCTGATATCATAGCCATACCACCTAACTCTAATGTAATCTTTAGTGAGGTTAAAACACCCAAGGGAAGACTATCTAAACTACAAGAGTTTAGATTAAAAGAGTTAGAAAAATATGGATTCAAAACAGAAGTTTACAGAGGTACTTAAACCTGCATACGAAACAGATGATTGGTTCTTGGATTCCTTTTCGGAATTTAACATCACTCAAAAGACACAGATACTTTACGAGATAGAAGTAGTGTCAGAGTTTCTTCCAAAGAATGGAAGTTGGACTCAGTTTCTATACGGTGTAGTGAAGGGGAAGCGCCCTCTCTTTTATGTAATAGATTATCTTAATGAAGAAGGATACAAACCTTTGATGATAGACATTCAAGAGATAGACTCTGATACTTACTTAGATGCAATGTTAAATAAAAATACAATTCAATATTATTATGAGAGATATAGCAGACACAATAATTCCATTTGATGTAGAGACCTTAACTAAGATAGTTAACTATCATTTCGAATGTGATATAAACTCACGGTGCAGGGAAAGAAGATTCGTTAATGGACGAATGGTTTTTTCTCATATGCTCAGGCAGAGAGGGTACACCTGCTCCGCTATTGGCAGGTATATGAACAGAGACCACGCCACGGTCATACACTATGCTAAGAATCTAACTTGGTATTTAAAAACAGATGTAGTATTTCAAAGAAAGTTTGATAATGTGATGGAAGAGTTCCTTAACAACTACAATCCTGTGTACGATATGAACAAAGAAGATTTAAAAAAAGAAGTTTTCTCTTGCAAGTCAGAAATTAAATCATTACATTTGGAATTATCCTGTCTAAAAAAAGAACAACGAGAGAATAATAAAGTACTAAACAGGGTTGAAGATTTGTACAATATGGTTGCTGAACGCACTCGCAAAGGTACAGAGAAAGAAGTTCTAATTAAATTAAATCATTTTTATAATGGGTTATACCATTGAGGACATAGACAAAATAACAGAATATAAAACTTGGAGCGACAAGAAAAAGATTGATACTCTGTTGGAAATAGATTGTGGGATGTATACCAATCTCGGTATTGAATCGCCTAAATCTTTAAGAGAGTTAACTAAAAGAAACTCGAGAAAGATTTACAGATGCATCAAGAAAATAAATCCAACACTTGGCTCATCTCTTCTTCACGCCCACGATAGTGAATAACAATGCCAAACCGCTCGTCAGCTTACGACAAAGAAAGACTTAATCACATTAACTTCTTAATGGATACAATAGCTGACTCTTCTAATATAATTTATGAGTGCTTGGTTGATAGGGAGTTTGAACCTCTCAAAAAAGAAATACCTAATTTGATATCTCTTCTAACAGAGATTCAAAATTCTGTAGAGGATGAAATATAATGACTTCAGACCAAGACTTAAGGGGAACAAAAGGAAAGCATACGAACACATAAACAAAGCGGAGCGTAGGATACTCGTTATAGGAGATATTCACGCTCCGTTTACGTTAGATAGATACTTAGAATTCTGTATAGATACTTACGCTAAGTATAATTGTAATCAAGTTATATTCATTGGAGATATAATTGATAATCACTACGCATCATTTCATGCGACCGACCCTGATGGGATGGGTGGTAGCGATGAATTAGATATTGCAATAAAGGAAGTAAGGAAATGGGCTAAGGCTTTTCCAAAGGCTGACGTTACAATTGGAAATCACGATAGAATTATAATGCGTAAGGCTTTTGATTCTCAGATACCAAGTCGTTGGATTAAATCTTACAACGATGTTCTTGGTACAAATTGGAATTGGGTAGAGCAGATAGTATACGATAACGTTCAGTACGTACACGGAGAAGGAGGAACTGCTCGTACTAAATCTAAGAATGATATGATGTCTACTGTGCAAGGTCACATCCACACACAGGCTTATTGTGAGTGGAACGTAGGTAAGAAGTTTAGAATCTTTGGGATGCAGGTTGGTTGTGGAGTAGATGCAAAGTCATACGCAGCAGCGTATGCTAAAAACTTTAAGAAACAAGCAATAGGTTGTGGCGTTGTTCTTGGTGGACATACCGCCATCAACTGCCTAATGGATTTGTAAATGAGATTTGAAACAGATGAGGATTTAAGTCGAGAACAGAAAGCCATAAGTACATTTGTAAAAATGTTTGGTGGTTCGTTTAAAAAACTTGACCCTAACGATATAGACTATAGGGTTTATGATAGAGAGGGAACTCTCGTATCATTCGTAGAAGTTAAAGGTAGATTGCGCTCATTATCTAATGCCTTCCCACTACCTGTCGCAGCACGTAAACTTGTTAAGTTAGCTGACAAAAGATTAAATCCTATAATGATATGGGCTTGTGATGATGGGATAATATATTCAAGTGTTACATTACTTTCAGGTACTATAAAGTGGGGAGGGAGAACTCCACGTCCGGGTTCATACAACGACCAAGAGTTAATGATTTACTTTGAAATGAATACAGATACAAATAATTTTAGGTCTATACCATATGGAAGATAAAAACAAAAGTTTTGTCATAGCACTCATTGTGAATGCTATGACTTTTTATGTACTCTATAAGTTATTGAAGTGGTGTCTTTGAAGACACTATTGCTTATACTTTTCTTTTAGCTTTTTAATTCTTGCTTTCTGTTTAGCGGTAGCACTATTAGGTCCGTATAGCTTGTCATACAAATCAGGTTGATACTTTTTAATACTACTCTTCTTAACACCTCCACCTTTTCTTTTAGTACTTTTCTTTGTTTGAGTTCCGTATCCCGGTCTATAAGATTTACTTACACCAAACAAATCATAGTAGTCTCCATCTTTAGCATCAGCATTTCCTGTCAATAATTTAACAAGTGCAATTGGTGTGTCGAATTGAAACCTTGCAAAAATCTCAGCCAATGGTTTTAATGTTCCTATAACTGCACCATCTTCCTTCAGCCCTTTACGAACTTTACCTATCACACTTGTGAATGGATTAACACCATCAGTTGTCATACTTCTCTTACCATCTAATGCATCTCTAAGGTTCTCTAACCCTACTCCAATAAACGGAATCTGATATAAAAGATTTAACCCTAAGGCTGCATCTCTTAATGCTCTGTATGCCCTGTCTTTTTCTGCATCAGTTTTAGCAAAGAGCAATGCCGGTGAGTATGCTGCAGCGGTAAACAAAACGTTAGCTACACTATAGTTTAATACGAACTTTCGTAGGTCTGCTTTCTTAGGTACTTTCTTATTCATAATATCTACACCTATAGACATACCTGATTGACTTACGTTGTTCATCATTAAGTATAGAGAACTACCGAACATAGTAAAGAACCTTGCAAAAACATTACTGCTTTGTTGCATCTGACTCTTCTCCGTTGCTCTTCTTGTTTGCTGAGTTGCATTAAAGTCATTGAACAATCTCAACGCTTCAGCTTTACTCATACCATTTGCAATGTTTCTGTTATACAAAGCCTTATATCCAAGCACCCCTAAGATATCACCTGCTACTGTAGTAAATCCTAAGGTTTTATTTAAGGCTCTCTGTGCTCTACCTAATTTTCCTTGTTGAGCCTTGACTTTCTTAAACGTTCTGTTACCTGATTCAAGACCAAAGATATCTCCTTCTAATCCTTTCTTAATACGATTATCAAATGTAGCAGACACCTCTCTTGCTTCCTTGAGATTTGTTCTCAACATTACCAACACCTTTGCATAGTCATACATAAACATAGCAAGGTCTAATCCCGGTATGTTGTTGTTCTCCTTGGTAGCAGAGTATTGTTCGAATGCCTGTATAAAAGAAGCCATCTGCTTAGGTATCTGAACAATCTTAAGTGCCAATGCAAAACCTGTGAACGCACCTTGTGATTTAGAAACAATATCATTCTCAACACGAGGACCTGAATCAGGATTGATTGCATAGTTCAATGAAGTTTTAAATAAATTCTTAAGACCTGTAGAGTTTAATACGTTCTGTATAGATTGACTCTTAAGAACCTCATTCATTTGTTTTACACCTAACGCATAAGCCTTATACTTTTCCATAGACTTAACGTGTTCTTCCATCACCTCACTAAATGATAAACCAATTCTTACATCTTGATTCTTATTGGTACGTTCTTTTAATGCAGGAGCATACTCTGCACTAAACACTTTACCAAACTCACCCGAGCCAATCATCTCAGATGTTATGTCGCTTTTGTTTATGGTCTGAACAGGGAAGTAATTCTCTACGTATCCAAGGTTCACATCATTAGCTTGAACATAAACTGCGTTTGTTTGCTCAAAGTAATCGTTAGATAAAAATTCAACAGTCTGCTCAACCAATGCTTGATTGTCAGGTCCTATTTGTTTTTTAATCTTTTCTATGTCTACATTCTGCGCTTCTAATTTTTTTCTTTGAACATCATTCAACGATAGAGCGTATAGGTACATAGCTTGGTCTGTTCCAATTCCTTTTGAAAACTGATTGTTATGTTCAGTATCTGTGAAATCATACTTAACTACGTTAGTTCCTAAAGAATATTTCCATTTGCTCCAAGTCTTTCCTGTAGTGTCGTTAGCCATTGAATCCATTCTTGATTCAGTTTCTCGTACACCTTGAAGATTGTTCTCATCAAATTCGTTTAGTTGTTCATAGAATATCTTAGTAAACATTCCGTTAGAATATTTATCAAGAGTTCTTGTCATAGTTCCTAAATGTCCTACGGTGTTTCTCATAAACCTACTAATAGAATTAGCATTAAGTTTAGAGTTATCCATAAACTGATTTAAGAATTCAGAAAGACCTGCTTTGAAACCATTGTTTTTGTATGCCAACATTATAGCTTCCCTCCTTGTTTCTATAACTATGTCACTTAAAGGGTTACCATTGTCATCAAATAAAACATCAAAGTCATTTAGAATTTGAGATTCAAACTCTTCCTTTATTGCATTGGTCTCTGCTCTTCTTGCCTCTCTTCTGTTGTTTAATCTTGCAAGAGATTCTCTTCTTGTGTTCTTTACCTCAGCAAACAATTCATTCACTTGCTCAAGTTCCATATTCATAACGTCAGAGAAAGTGTCTAAGGCTAACTGTGTGTCATAGATAGCCCTCTCTCTCATTGTTACTTTCTCACCTGCTTCTATCTTAGCGGCAATTTCATTATACTGCTCTTCGTTTATTGCTAACTGCATTTGCTGAAGACCTTCTAAATCATTCTTTAAAACCATCTTCAATATATTATCAGCAGCTTTAAAGTATCCTTGACCTATAGCATCTAACCCTGCACTTCTTCTTTTACCTGAAGCAGTACGCTTGGTCTTAGATTTAGAAGCAATCATCTTAGCCATCTTCTTAACTAATTGATTCTTCATTATCTGTCTTTGTTCTTGCACACTCTCAAGAACTTTAACTGCCTGTCCTTGGAAGTTAGTAGGTGTTGTTGAATTAATTATAGACAACAACTTGTTTATACTTTTTCTTCTGTAGTTTTTAGAATCAGGAAGAGCCTTTCTTATAAAGTTTCTAAGTCTTCTTTGTGCTTCAGTAATATTATCCTTACCTATTTTTCTTTGCTTTAATGCATTTCGTATAGCGCCTATCTCTCTTGTTACCTGAGGATTGTTTCTAATACCAAGTTGTCTGTCTAAAGCAACTCTCATTTCCATTTGAATTTGAGGGTCTTGTCTTTTATACACACGAGATTCTACTAACAACTCTTGAGCCTTGGCTCTAATCTCACCAAAAGTTTTAGTTCTTGTTGTTCCTCTACCTCCTCTCGGTCCTTCTGTAGAGAATGATTGAACACCATCTTTTATTTCATTAAACAATTCTAAGCCAACTGTAGCACCACCCTCTACATTACCAAACTCTTTTGGCATAGTAGTCATAAGGTCTCTCTGTACCTTGATGGCTTCTGATATTCTTGTTGCACTTAAACCCCTGTCTTTTAATACAACTCGTATTGCATCATCAGTAAAGCCTTGCTCTCTTGCCATTCTAACAATAGCATCAGGCGAGGTGTCAGGCGCTAAGCTAAGTTGTAGTGCATCGGATAGTACTGCACTCTCAGCTTCTTTGAAAGCCTTGTTCTCCGATAAAAGGTCTACGACTACCGCCTCTGTAAATTCATCAAGAGACAGGTCTTGTATTTGCTCCGCACTTAACTTAGATATACCTGTTAGTTTTTTTACGAAATCAAACAACTGCTCCAACCAAGCCTTAAAGTTTTTCTTTTGTGCAGCGGTAGCAAATGAAGCACCTTTGTTTCCTATTGCAGTAGCAAGGGCTTCTTCAAGAATGTATGCTTCAATCTCAGATTCTGTAGCACCATCAGCAATCATTTGTTTTATAACCTTCTTGTATGACTTACTGTTTCTTACATCAGATTCATACTGAGTTCCTTTTACAAGTGATAATCCTTTCTCGTATGTCTCAGGAGTTAAAGCCTTAGCCGTGTTTAACCACAAGTGACCGAACTCGTGAACCGGTGTGTCATAGTTTTCAAGGGCAGGATTCAAGTATAGCTTACCATTGTAAACTGCACCATAAACCTTTTGATTTTTAGTCATTAACTTCTGAGCATTGAGTTCAGATGTTAGTTCATCAAATGCTTCTTGACTTGTTACTACCTCTGTGTTAGGGAAAGACTTTGTAAGTTTGGTTATAAATCTTTCGTAGTTTGTTTTGGTAGCTTCTGTTGCTTCAAAGTTAGTACCTGCTTTCATTGAGGCTCTACGCATCTCTGCGCTACGTGCTTCACTTGCAGTAGTATTTCTTGTTGTTGCCTCTGCTTTAACTTCTCCTGTCTTCTTATCTATCTTAGCGGCTACCTTCTTTTTAACTATACCATCTACCTTAGCATTGATTGTACTTAAAGCATTCTTGTTAACAGACCAAAACGGAACTGTGTTTTCCATCATAGCAACTGCCTCACCTCTAATATAAACAGGGTAGTTTTTATGTGTTTTTATTCCTTCTGCTTTTTGTTGTTCTTGAGTTACAATAGCATCGTCAATATTCTCTTTTGTAATAGGGTTACCATTCTTGTCTGTGATTTTTAAAACCATAGTCATAGAACCCATTGGTAAATCAGATGCAAACTGCTCTACATTTTCTGCTCGTAATGATTCTTGTGTCACCCCTTCGGCAGCAAACAACTTACCAACCTTTGTACCTGCTTCAACGTTAGCTAAAGGAAGAACTGCCTTGAAGATAGCAGCCTTAGTATCTACGTCCAACTCCATAAACAATCCTTTAAACTCTTCTAAACTCTGAGACCTTTGAGCGATTGCATTTACTATATCTGTTTTACCTCCAAACTTTTTATTAGATAAGTCTTCCATCATTGCTTCAAAGATGGCTTCACTATTTTCTGACTCTTCAACTTTTTCAATAAGAGAATCTAATAGAACCACGTTTGAGTCTACCGCAGAAGGAGACATATTGTATACGATAGCATAGTCAGCACCAATAGAACCTTTTATAATCTCTCTTGCTGCATCAACACTAATAGAAGCCCAAGCTATTTGCTTACCATACACTCCCTCTTGTAACGGAAAGAAAGGTCCACCCATTCTTTTTTCATCTACCTTTAATTGGTCAGCCATAACAAGATTGATTCTTTTACCTTTCAAATCTTGAACCTTCATCTTAGGAACTTTACTTTCAAGTTCCTTGTTCTCTGTAACAACAACAGGAGTAGGGGTAACCGAGGTCTCTTCAACCACAAATGATTTCTCACTTAGTTCAGGTTGAATTTCTTCCATCAATTCTGTCGCTCTCTTTTCTAATTTCTTTTTTCTCTCAGGAGTAATAGTGGTATCATCAAGTTGGAATTGTTTTTTACTGTCAGGCTCAAGCATATTTTTAAGGTCATTAACCTCTTGCTCTAAGTCAGGNGTAACCTCTTCGGCTGCTACCTCCTCTTGGGATGTAACCTCTTCGGCAATCTGTCCTTCAGTTTGTACTCGTTCTCCCAACGTCTCGCTATCTTGGGTTTGTTCTTGTGCATCCACGCTCTCTGTGCTTGACTCTTGAATGGCATTGTCTTGTGTGTTTTCGTTATTAACTATATCAACTTTTTCTTCAACCAATACACCCTCATCATTCATTACTATCTTCTTAGGTGTAGTAACAGGCTTGTTAGACGTTTCATTCTCAGCAGCAGTAAGTCTTTTATCTACTTCCTCAAAAGCCTCTTCATCATTGTCTACTTGTATCGCAGCCTTAAGTAATCTTTTGTTATTTAATTTTTCTAACTCTGCAAGGAAAGCCTCACGTGTAAATGTCTTACCATTTATGGCATACTTCTTAACTCCTGTTCTTATATCTGAACCTGACTGTTGTTCTTGTACACCAATTACCCCTTCACCTGCAAGTAATACTTGCTGCTCATCAGGTCTTAGTTTTTTGTTGGTTACAATATCTGATATCTCTGTATTAATATCTTTTATCTTTTGAGAAAATACTTGCTTCCTATTTGGAGTAGAACTTAACTCATTTCTTGCTGCTAATAACTTTGATAGTCTTGCTTCTATTGCAGGTGAAGACTGAGACATTAGAGCATCTGTGATTTTGTTTCTACCAATACCCATTAGGCTTCTTGCTTCTCTTCTTAAACCAATGTTCTCTTGTATCAGTTGGTTTTGTTCAGGAGTTAACTGACCTAACGTTTCCATATTGTTAGCGAAATTCATAATTCGCTTATCACTATAATTCAATTTAGAGAATCCGTCAAGCGACATCATAGTGTTAGCTATATCTAACTTAGTCGTTGCTTGGTTATCCATAAAAACATTATAGGCTGCCATAGGTGTGTTGTTACCTAAACCACCAATCATTTCAGCCGCTATCTCTTTACCGTCTAACTCTTGACCTGCTACTACCTGAGCAAGTGCTTCTCCAACACCTTCAGCAATAGGGTCAAACACCACTCGTTCAGCACCTACCGCTGCTACCCTTGCAGTTCTACTCGCTAATAATCCTGTTTTAAAAACACGACCTGCTAATCCCATTGCAAAGAAATCTACCGCACCAATAGTTAAACCTCTTTTTAAACCTATCTCTCTACCTTCGTCCCATACTTCCTTATCTTGGAGAGCCATCGCCAACTCTTCAGGATTCATTACATTGTACCTCTTACGTGCAGCATCCATTACTGCATTGGTATACTCTAAGGCTACCATTGTAGAAGCGAACCCTGTTCTGAAACCATAACCTGCTCCACCTACTGCACCTGCTGCAGTACCTGCACCGGGAACAACACTACCGTATACTGCTCCTGTACCTGCACCTGCTGCAGTACCACCTATTATTAACTTATATCCATATGGTAACATTTGACTCATACTCTGAGCCGCTAAGGTTAAGGCTAATTCAGCAGGATTATCTTTAAACACATCAAAGGCTTCTTGAAAACCTCGAGCATTGTGCCATCTTCTTTGAGTACGTCCGGTTTTACCCGTCTGTGCTTGTTTCATATACTCAATAATCTTTGAAGCTACCTCTTCTGTACTTGAATCGCTATCAACATCTTCAATACCTAACGACAGGGCTAATATCATATTACCAACCTTACCGTTTGCTAACCCACCTTTCCAAGCATTAGATACGGAAGACCAATCATCTACGTAAGCATCACGTGCTTGTTTATCTACCTTAGCATCAAGCCAAGTTCTTGAAACTTGATAAGCATCAGCAGCTAATTTTTGATTGTTTGCAGCGGATTGGTACTCTTCGTTTATTCCTCTGATTAATTCTTTTTCTAAATCATTCTTAGGTACAATCTTAGTTATATCCTTAGCAGGTACACCAAATTTCTGAAGAGATTTTACGTCAACGTCATCCATTATCGCATCAGCTTCTTGTCCTTTGTATGCAGCTATTTTAGATTGCTTTCTATATTGTTTATCAAGGACTAAATCAAAGTCTTCACGGACTCTTTGAAATTCATCTTGATTTACTTGAGGTCTTAATTCGTCTGCCTCCTCATTTAACTCTTTTAATATTGCTTCACGGTCACTTCTCTTTCTCCCATTGACATAGAGATACCCAAACTTTTCTTGTTCTTCTGCTGATAAATCTTTTTTGTAATAAGGAGAATCCTCGATAGCACTAATGGTAGACATAACTTCTTCATATCTGTCGTGCATCTTTTTGTATGAACCGTAATCTAAACCTCTGTCTTTATAAAACTTATTAGCTTCTCCGTCTACTCTGTTTATACTCTTCCAACTTCCTTCAGAAAACTCAGCAGCTTTTTCAGGGTCATCAAAGTAGAAAACCTCTCCTCTTTTTACTGCTTCTTCATAGGCTTCTACACCATCAAGTTCTTTCCACCAACTTGGGTCACTACCATAGAAATCACCATCAGCATCGGGGAATAATGTAGGGTATACTACTTCTCTTCCATCTATATTTGCTGATTGAAATTTAACTGTAGACTCAGTTCCGTCATCGTTTATGCGTGGAGTTTTTCTTAAGTTGTTTGCTCTTACTGCATTTGTTATTTCATCTTGGTTTTCAGGAACATCAGCCGCAGCGTGTGCATTACTCTTTACGAAACTTCTTAATGCTGATGCTTCTTTGTCGTTAGACATTATGGTTTGAAGGTCTATGGTTTTAGTAGAACCATCAGTTGCTATAACCTCCATAGCATCTCCCATTCCTACCTCTCTAAATACAAACCCATATTTTCCATACAGGTTAGTGAAGTATGATATAGCATCCTCTTCGTCCATCTCCATAGACTTGGCATCTGTTGCCGTTAATGCCGCTTGAAAGTCTTCTGATTTTAGCGCTGCTTCCCTGTCTGCTATAAGGGTTTCATTTGCTATTCTTGCAGCCTTCTCTTCTTCTTCTTGTCTCTTAATTAAAAAAGGCTCATCCTCTTCAGCAATTTCAGCAGTCTTTTGAAAGTCAGCAGCCTGTTGCTGAATCGCTCCATATACCTGCTCTTCTGAAGGATACATTCCTATGCTCTTCAGAGGATTTCTGTAAAGGTCTTCTCCTGTATCTTGTCCTACAACAGGAGGCTTTCTTGAGAGTAGTTCTTTTAACTCTTCAGGGTCAGTTGGAAGGGTCTTAATCTCTGCAGAACCCGAAGAACCATCTTCCCCAAGTAATTCCGAATCGTCTTTTTTTTTTACAGGTGTCTTTGAAGACACTCCCATAAGTATACCGAAGTCTTCTTTAGATTTTCTGTATCCTTGATTAACAAACAACTTATACATATCTTCACGTGCATTGTTGTTTGCCTTCATCAATACTTTGAATTCATCTATTGATTTACTATATCCATTTTCAACGAATAATTTATATGCGTCTTGTATAGCTTGTTCGTTCATATTACTTTTTATTAATATTGTGAGCCTACCCCTGTTGGATTAGTTTGTTGTGATGCAGTATTTCTTCTACTACTTGTCCTGTTGCTATTTTTTGTAACCTTTGCTCTATCTCCTACAGTAAGAGACATTGTTGCGATTTGGTCAGATGCCCCACCTAAGTGAGCCTCTTTAGATAAAGCTAATATTTCATCTACAAATCCGGCAGCTTGAGCAGGATTAAATCCATCATCTGCATCTAAATCAAATTCCTTAACTACATTGCCGTCAGCATCTTTGATAACAATATTGTCAAAAGCGCCTGAAGTATCTACAGTATATGCACCTAAGCCCGGTAGATTAGTCACAACCCCTGTTAAGTTTTCTTTTGTTTTTGCTTCGTTATCAGCTACAAACATATTTGGTTTCAGACCTGAGTCTTCTCTCACAAGTCTATCATATGCTGCACTAAGGTCTTCTGTACTTGTGCTTTCACCTGCACCGAATCCTGTAGAAGTACTATTAAATGTTTTACTTGTGTTAATACCACCTGCTTTTATTGCGGCATTTACATCTTGAATTTTATCGTTGCCTTTTAAGAAGAAGTTAACTGCTCCTCCTACCCATTGTTCTTGACCTAACGTTTTACTATCTGCACCTGTAAATGATATTGTCTCTGAAGGTGTACCGTCAAGGAATGTTACAATAACACTATTACCATCTCTGTCAATCTCATCGATATTAGGGTTCGCACTTCTAATAAATGAAATAGCTTCTTCAACTTCATTTTCATCTCCATAATAAAGTTTAGAAACATTACTCATAATGTTTTTATCCTTCTTGAGTTTGTCGTCTTTGAGTTTATCTGCTTGAGGCTTTTCGTTCCACTCATTAAAAGTTTTAATCTCAGAAGTTTTGTCAATCTTATTACGTATTGCGTTACGCATATAGCCATACACCGCATCCTTTTGCTCTTCAGCATATGGATTTCTTGCTTTATCAAAAACAGGTTGAGGACCTTGAGCGGTTCTCTCCATTAATATAATTTCTCCTTTACTGTTTTTAGCTTCCTCTTCATCAAAAGTAAAAGTGTAAGCCTGTCCATTTTTCATACCAATACCATTTGTCAGTACTGATGTCATATTAAATAGATTACTCATTTGACCACTAATGTAATCGTCTTCCGCTTCTATGTAGTAATTAATAGCCTCTACCGACTTAGGGTCTATGCCTAATGCTTCAGCTTCCTCTTTGCTTATTCTTTTAAGCATAGGGTCAACACTTGTAAGTATTTGTGCTGCTCTTGTTCTACTACCATTCTGTGTTTTAGCAACAACCTCCCAAGCACCTACACCATCTACCCACGCTTGTGTGGCTTTGTCTACGTTATACTTATCAAACTCCCCTGTTAATTGTCCTTTTAATGCACTAACTGCCACAAGGTCATTAGGGTTTGTTGACATTTCCATAACTCCTGTCTTAGGATTCTTCTGCTTAAAAGCAACGCTTACCTTTCCATTCTCAGGATTAACGTATAGTTCACTACGATTAAAGTCAGCAAAGCCTTCTGCATTTTCCATAAGCCATATCTCTAATTCTTGAGATGAGGCATCAGGATTTTGAGATTTCATACGCTCCATTTTCTTAGCGTATACATCTTGATAATCTTGCATCAAACTAAACGCTTGGTCTGTACCGTCTGCTAAGTTTTGACGGTTTACAAGAAAGTCATTTAACTGAAGGTCTCCTGATTTTAATGCAGCAATTTGTGTTTGTAATGTTTTAGTTGCAGTCTCACCATACTTTAATCCCCACTCTCTAATAGATGTAGAATCACCCTGTGGCTTATTTGCTATGTTAGCCATAAACGCATCAGTAGAAGCGTTAATGTCTTTAATTCTTTCAGCCCTTACCTCTCGCTCTTTAGCTAAGATATTAGTAAAGTTTTCACCTATCTCAGCCCAATTTAATTCAGTTTGAGGGTCACGAGGTTCGTATTTATAATATGTTCCTGCCATTGCTTAGTTGATATTAAACGGATTTGGTGTCCCATATATTCCTTGTTGTTGAAGGTTATATAGGTTTGGGTATAGATTTGGGTCTAACTGAAATGGTGTTTGAGGTTGTTGTTGTTGTAAACCATTAAAACCAACTGTAGGTTGGTTACCAAATAAATTTGGGGCTTGTAAGTTTAAACCTGTCTGTAATGCAGGATTTAAAGTAACTCCTGTTGACATTATTGTACTACCAACAGGGGGTACGGTATTGTTCTCAGGAGTTACGGTCTTAACACCTGAAAAGTCTTGTGGTAACATAGCTACTCCTTGCTTTACAAAATTCAAAACACCTTGCGCTCCTTGTTGATTAGCTATGTTTGCTTTTTGTTCTGCTACTGCTGCGGCTTTTTGTGCACCTTCAACTTCACTTAAATCTAATTGAACACCAATATCTCTAAGCCTTGAATCTTCTTCTACTTTGAACTGCTCTATTTGCTGCATATCAGCATTCATAGCATCACGAACTTTTCCTTGCCCTTCATTCTGAGCAGCAAGTACTCTACCTGCGGTAGCAGCGCCACCTCTTTCGCTTTCAACACCGGCTTCTAATGCTTGAGAACCTGCTGATAAAAGCGCTTCTCTCTGTCTTTCGTATGGTTCTTTTTGTACTGATAAAGCATCGGCAAAATTAACTTCAAGTTTCTTACGAGCCTTATTCATTTTTTCTTTAGCGGCTGCTTCAGCCTCCATTTGTTTTCTACGCTGCTTCTTAGCCTGTCCAAAAGACAAACCGGCACTAATACCTGTTGAAGCTAAGCCAACTCCTGCGCTAATCAACATTGCCGTTCCTGTTGCTATTGCCATATTATAGTTTTTTTATCATCTCTGTTGTGTAAGAATCTCCGTTGGTGTATCCTAAGGATAAGTACGTGTCGGCTAATGCTTTATGCTTTATTAAAGCGTACGAGTATTTTGCCCCACTATTCTTACATATGTTTGTAAGAGTATCAATTAAAAGTACAATAGCTTCTTTTCTATGAGGCTTTTTTCTATATGTCCTTGAAGACACTATCCAATCGACCCAAGCTACATTTGAATTAGTGGTATACAAAAAACCTGCACATACAGGTTCGTCACCATCTAAAATCATTATACCACCCTCTCCGTTATCAGGTAAAAAATCTCTTAGAGGTGCATCCCACTTCCAATCTTTCCACCATTTGCAGAGAATATTATCGTAATCACTACTATTGAGAGGTCTAATATTAAACTCCATACGCTACAAAGATACTAAATTTTAAGGATAGCTTTTCATAACCTCCGACTCTAATGCAAAAAGGTTAATGGCATTTGTGTTTCCGTTTGTTATTGTAAATACTGCATAGTGCCCAAGAATACCGTGTGACTCTGCTACTGCATTCTTTATAAAGAATATAAAGTTTGTAGCTGAGGTAGGAGCAGTTGCTCCTGCCACTACATCTACGACAATATTATTTGCCCCTTGTAATGGGTTTACATTTATATCTGTTATGTTTCCACCCCAAGTAATATTAATAACATCATCACCATTACGTTGTCCATAATAGATAGAATCTCCTACACTTACGATAGAACCAATTATAGTTGATGGTGAAAACACATACGTTGTTGAGTTACCTGTGGTTAGGTTACTTATTGAATCACTTATACCATTTAAAGAACGTAATGCATACTCTCCAATAGAAGCAGGAGTTGTTCCACTATTTCTAATAAACGCATAGTATGATTGTTCCTTTCTTTCAAACCAACTGCTTTGAACAAATCCTGAATCTTGAATATCAGAAGTTACAGTTGCAGCCCAACTATCATCACCTTCTATGTTTAACGTTTTGAATAACTTGTTTTGTAAAGGTTCATCATTAAATACAGAAATAATCTGACTTGAATACTGCACTCCATAGTAGTTGTTTCTGACCTCGTTCGTGTTATGGCGGTAAATGTTACCTCCGTTAAACGTATAGAAGTAATTATTCATACCTATCATATAGTCAGGAAAATAAGAATAGAATGAAGTCCATCCTTTCACTCCATTATCGTGACTTAATGTGTAATTATCTTTAACTGCTACCGGTCTATTGTCTGCCATAATTCTTTTTTTTAAGTTGGGTCACACGCACCTTTTTGTACCACAACTCCGTTTTGTACTTCAATCCAATTATTGTTTTCTATATGATAGAATCCATCTGAAGCAGTCTGTGAACCGTAAGCATCAATAAAAATCCAATCGTGTATATTCGGAACGCCACTTGTTCCTGTTACAGGTGCGTTATACATTTGTACTTCTAAAAGGTCTTCACAAGCACCATCTGCATTTATTTGAGGCTTGTCAGATGATTGATACCCTGTAAGTAATACAGGACAATTAGCTTCTACTGCAAAACCTGTTCCGCTACAAGGACCTACAAATTCAATGTTTATCATAGCAGGTGTGGGCGATGGTTTTGGTATAACCATTACAACCGCACCGGGGCTTTGGCTTGGTGTTAAAGAAACATCAGTTGAATCTATTGAAACAAATACACTTTGACCTGTGTTTACAAACCCCTGCCCATTCACGTATTCCTTTTCAACAAGATTTCCTGAGAAGCCTCCTGTTGAAAGACCACAGTCATTAGATGTGTTTCCAACAACAATAAAAGCGCCTGTGTTAGGAGAGGCGTGATAGCCGTCTACAGGTGAACTGACCTTGTTGTATACTACACCGTTGAAAGTTGCTCTAACTCCATCAGGGACATCGTATGGGTCGAGTGTTATTATTATAGCACCCACGTCATTAGATGAATCTCCTGTAAACAAATCTAATTTGTATATCCCCTGCGCACCACTACCTGTAATGGTTTCTCCACAAGGTACTGCACAAGTTACACAAACCTGTTCGGGAAGTAAAGAGCAATTAACCTGCTCTCTGCTCACCACTCCGTCAGAATAAAAACCATCTGCAGCGCAGGTAGTTAAATCTGCATCGTCATATACTGCTGATGAGTTTGTTAATGTTGTTCCGTCTAAATAAAATATTGCCATAATTTAACTTTCTTATTTTTAGCTACAAGGTTGACCTTGACTTATTGAATTTAATCCCGGGTCTACTGTACCTGTTTGAGCACATATTGTTTCTTGGTCTTGACCACTTGCTCCTCCAATACTTCCACCTGCTGCATTCCCCTCACAATCAATGTAAGAGTAACTCTGTCCTGTTCCTGATGTTGTAAACAAAGTGTATAATGAACAACCACTATCAGATATATCACACTTTTCGTAATCACCACAATCAACCGTATCGCTTGATTGTATAGTTGCATTAGGAGTATCATTTGTTATCTCAAATAATTCACCACAGAAAATTGTAGTACCTTGATTTTGACCAACACCTGCTCTGTATTGTACTGTATTACCTGTTGTAAGGCTTCCAAACGTATCCTCTACAATCCAAATGTAACCTGTATCACAATCTATCAATTTATATTTTAAGTCCGGTAAATCACCGCAATCACAACAAGCCGAAGTAGGTGAGTCTCCAAAACATAATTCCATTGGAGTGCTCGTTCTATAATCCCAAATCAAATATAACTTATCTCCTGCTGAAGGCATATTGAATTCAGCAAAGTATGATGTGTTTCCATTAACAGGAACATCAATTGGGTTAGCAGTATTTGCTGCCGATAATAAATCCGCAATACCTTGTTGCCCACTACCATAAGATGTATTTGTTCTTAGATATTTGAACTTATCTGAAGCTATGTCAAAGTTATAGTCATCACCGTTGTTTACATTCTTGTCTGACATTATCTTAATAACTGCAGAGTTAGCCGGAATTACACCACCACCTTGTTGACCAAAGATTTGTGCGAATAAAGAAACAATTGCTCCTTGACCCGAGTTAAACACCACCGTTTCTGAATGTAATGGAGATATAAATGTTCCGTCAGTCCATCTATACTTATCCGTTATCTGTAAACCTGCATCAGCAGTACCTCCTATGTGTACAAGATAGATTGTTATATCGTCAGCATCAGGACAATTTACTGTAAATGTTATATCAGTTCCAATTGGTCCTGAAATATTTAAAGAAACTTCTTCCTCATTTACTACGTTCTTGTTAAATGTTAACGTACCATCTCCTGTAGTTTGTCCTGTAGTGTACGTGTTTGAGTTGTACTCTGCAGTTATAGTTGCAGTACCATTGTTAATACCATAGTCAATATCAACATTACCAACTAACACACCAAGATTAAAGCAAACATCATATCCACCTTTTGTTGAATCGTTAATAGTTAAAGATTGGGTTACACCACAATCAAGACAAATAACGTCTGTTGGTAGTTCTTTAAGATTAGATGAAAGAACAAACTCATTCATATAAGGGTCATATCCACCTAACTTTTGAGTATTAAAAGAATTATTAAATAAATCTCTAAACCAAGGTCTCATGCCCTGTTGAGATATAACTTCTAATTGTTCGTTCTGACCTGCAGTTCCTACAAGTCTAAGTACTGCACCACGCTTAGCATCTGTAAAATACTTATCAGCACCATACATAGCAAAACTTTCAGGGTTGTGGCTAATACCAAACTCTTCGCTTCTTGCAATCTGAGTACCTAATACTTCAGGAACAGACGTTAATGAACTGCCACCTGCTGCATCAGAAAGTAAATTTTTACCTGCTAATACATACGATATTCTATCTTCTTGTAATACAAGTATATCAGTCCTTCTCCCTACTATTTTCATAGCAGGTCCAAACGATTGCTCTAATGCTTTAAAGTTTAACAAGCCTCCGTTAAATTCATTTAGTTTATTAATGTTAGATTCTGAATTATAAACACCACTATAAGTTAAATCTGAACTTCTTCTTTCTAAATCAAATAACTTAGAATCTGTGGTCAATGCTCTGTTACCTAAAACAAGTGGTTTACCTGTAATAGCATCTTCTATTTTATAACTTTCAACACCATTACCAAAAGCATAACAGTTAAAGAATTCTGTATTTATAATTGCAGGTATACCATTACTAACACTTTGGTTTTGAATATTTCCTTCGTGTTCTCCTATAGCGGAAATTGGATATGAAGTTGAGGACTCATACCATAAATCAGGCGCTGAATCTTGAGGGTCTGATTCAAATACAATTAAACCATTTGCTCTAATAACTTCTATATGCACATTTAAGTATGCATTTTTTCTTTTACCTCTATATCCTTTTGTGCTTTTTACACCAAGGTAAGTTCTTGTACCATTGTTGTAAAATTGCATATAGATATTACCCACACTACAAGGACGATTACGTACATCGCTTCCGTCTCCCGATTGGTAGTTAGGACCGTCAACACCTGTTCCTTCAGTATCTGCTTGTTGTTCTAATGAACCTGCAATATTATCCCCATTAAACCAATCTTGAAAAGATGGATATTCTTGAGAAGCTACAAACGTAGCATCAACATCCCAAATCTTTTTAGGTACGTTTCTTCTTGGTCCTCTTTTACTTCGTATATCAATTGTTATACGAGACCCTGCAGGTATGATATAATCTATGTAAGTTCCCGGGTTATCAGGGTCTTCATAATCAACAGGATAATCTATAACCCTACAGTTTCGACCATTACTTTTTTTCTCTCCGTAATCAATCACAGGATTATCACCAACATCTGTATTAAAGTTGTTAGCCCTCATCTTCATATACGTTCCTGCAGGTACACTTTCTATAACTATACCCGAAGAATCAATAGGAGGTGGCTCTAAGAAATCTCTCTGTTGTCCTTTTTTCTCTAATACAGTTGTCCAAGTACATCTATCAACAGAGCCTGAAGTATCTGACTTTACAATTAACTCATCACCCTCTTGTATTTTCTGAGAATTTTGTCCTTCTAACAAAAAGTAATCTGCTCCTGACGTTGGGTCTCTAAAGAAAAAATTACTATAGATAACATCGTATGCTTCTTTGTCAGGCTTAATACAAAACTTATATCTTGTAGCCCATTCAGGCGCAATCTGCGTGTCAGGTATGGTTACTATAATCTCATTCTTTGTATCTGACAAAGCACAAGGTACGTGTATTGTATTGTTAGGACTGACTAAAGTAGTTGATGAACGATTATAATCATCCATATAAACCATACCAACTTCGTAACCTCTGTTACTATGCAAACTTGAAGGGTCTCCAATTTCTTGAAATGAAGAATCAGCTTGAGTTATTTTGTAATATTCGTATACTGTTTGTGTTGGAGTTACCGCATCAAAAAATTCTACTGCAGGAATCTGTAAAGACAATATGTCTGAACCCGGTGAAGTTATAATTTCAATAGGCTGACCTACTGCAGATATACCTCCGTCTCTTTTTTGTAATGCATCTAAACTATTTTGAACAGAACAATAAAAAGCATCTGTAAAAGTAGTTCCATTACAAGATGTTGGTACACTTTCAATGTTAGTTGTAACACCAATTTTTTCTGCAAAATCTACAGAAGTTGCTAAAGCGTATACACTACTAAAGTTAACCGGTAGTATGTACGTAAAGTCAATATTTGTTTCCTGTGTTTGCTGACTTGGAAAAGGTGTTTGACCCGAAAAACTACTATGCTCAAATCTAAAAATAAAAGATAGTGCAGAACCTGCAACCAAATCTAAGTCCGTAAGGTCTATATTTAATACAGACTCAGGTATAGTTTGGTTAGTATCAATACTATAATTACCATCTGTTTGTGTTGACTCAAGGTCAACTAATCCTATATCTTGTGATTCTAAAGCTAATGTATACTCAAGTTTCGTTGGCACATTGTTTCTTGACAAAACATTACCCTCTACATAATTACCATAAACAAGTCTGTTACCCATTAAAGTTTGAGCCTGTGCTTTCAAAGGCACATTATCAAATAGTCTGAGTATTTCAGAGTCAGGAAGTATAGTAAATATTTTACTATTATTAAACCTATATGTGTATGTTGTATTATCTGCAAGACCTAAATCTTCTTTGTCAAGTTTTTCTATAATCTTTATTGTACTGCTATTCATATCTTTGAATAACAAGTCAATAGATTTTACAAGAGGACCTCCTGAGTCATACGTAATATCACACATATTTGTGCTATTAAGCATACCTGAATTCAAAGAAGTAATAGCGTTATACCTAAACGTATTTGGTATAAAAGAAGGGTTTGAAAATTGAGAAGTAGCTGAGTATTCTTTATCCTCATATCTATATCTATAAGCAAAACATATGAATCTATCTTCCAAGAAATTATCCTGAGAAGAAGTAATCAAAGGTTTTATTGAAGGCGCATTGCTTGGCGGTTTTTTTATAACAAGTATAGACTCTGCCGAAAAACCATCTAAGTTATTTACAGGGTTGCCATAATTTTTCTTAACATTAATTTGTCTTGGTTGATTATAGTCGTCTGTAAAATAAAGAAGGTCTTCTACTTTAGACACACCTGTTATTAGATAATCAAAGCTAAAGTTTAAAGTTGTCTCTAACCCTAAACCTATCTGCTGCATTACACTTATAAGGTGGTATGTTAAGATGTTTGTCTTAGTATCAAGAGATACAATCATATCCACAATTTGCAACGGTGCTCCCGGGTATTCAAATTGAGGGTCGTGAACAAACCAATATACAGTTTCCTCTGCGCCATCTTCAAAAGCACCAATACATCTTGCTGCTCCACTAAGAGGATTTCCATTAAACTCTAATGTAGATAGTTTTTCATTTCCCTTTGAGTTCTCTACTGTTCCTATTTCAGAACCTTCAGACGAACCCATACGAATATTTAGCGCATCAATGTACTCACCGTTTGGAACGATTCGCTCATCGAGCATTTTATTCATCTTACCCTTAATGAAATTCCTTGTTACGTTTGCCATATTACTTTATCCACTTATCAGCACCTCGCATATTCATTAACAATCTACCCGGATGGATATTACTGATTCTAATTTTTGCGTTTCTTAGAAGTGCTCCTTTTCTTTTTCTTGTTCGTGCTATGATATATTCCTGTACATTTAGTTTAGAACTAAGTATAGCATATTCAATAGCAGCATAGATATAATCTTCAAATAATTTATTTACAGAAACTTTTGAGTCGTCTCCATTTTCCATACCATCTGATACATATTCAAGTATAATTAAATTATCCTGTATACTTGAACTAAAGTTAATCACTCCTGCTTTCTTGTCTATTGTGAAAGTTGGATTAGCATTTGCCGTTTCTGTATTTAGTCCAAACCTTGCCCCTACTTCAAAATCGAAATACCAAGAACCATCTACATTGTATCCCGGCATCCCATTAAAGTTTGGGTTGTTTGCATCTAAATAAATACTTTTCTTTTGCCCATTAATTCTATCAAAATCAATATCAGAGAATTGTGGTTTTAAGACATTACCATTTACATCAAATAATATTCTACCTGTTTGGTCTTGAAGATAAGCTGATGAGGTCATTGTTTGAATGTTCTCAGTTAATGGATATAGTACACCATCTTTGTACATAGATATTCTAACCCAATTCACATAGTCGTCAGGAAGAATGTATCTGAGAGTTTCATTTACATTTAACTCTAACACTTTTATTTCTTTAAACGCATCGTAGTTTAATTCTTGTATTGCTCTCTTTGCGTGAAATAAAACCTTAAATCTTTCTTCGTTATTTATAAGGCTATGGTTACCTGCGTACATCAACATAAAATTATTGACGATATCAAACAAGGAAACATATTGATATGAACCCCAATTTTCGTTTTCAGGATTTTGACCTGCGTTTTCGTAATACTGATATTGTGATATGTATGCCATTAGTTCTCTTCTTGTGTGTTTTGTGTTTCTTCTGCTTGTGCAAATTGATAAACATCACCCTCTCTAATAGAGATACCTGCGTACTGCAAAATCTTAATAATCAAATTAACCTCATCATCTTGAGGTAATTCAAAGTTTTGAAAGTCAGGTTGGTTTTGGTCAAATACAGGTTCACCATTGGTTAACTGTAAGTACGTCCATCGTGGAGGTAAAGGATATCTAAAATACTGAGACATCACCTGACCAACAGATGTTAAAGTGTTCGGATATGCGCTTAACAATCCATTCTCCTGAGTGTATGCAGGATATTGTATAGTTGGGCTTGTAAGTATAGAGTTGTTTAGCATAGTTATTTTACTATGTGTAACCTTTTCTGCCTCTTGCATTTTAGAATTAGCCGCTATAATAGTATAGGACAATCCAATTGCGTTTATAAAGTTTCCACTAACGGTTATCTCCGTTGGTGAATCAATTGACAGAATGGTCAGGTATTGAACCCCTCCATTCTCAACTGCTGCTATATCTCCAACACTTACATCTATAGTAAAATCTGCGTTGGTATCAATAATTTTATTTTGACCACCAACTGTTGCAGTTGTTTGTCCCTCATCAATTATGGATTGATATATTAATACTTTATTAAGTAAATAGTAATCACTTCCTGTAGTTGAAGGAGATGGTAATGAATATAAATTATTCACCAATGGAGATGCAACAGGACTAAATGTATTTCCTCTTTGCGTGTATAGACCTGCGGTAACAGAAAAGTAATCTAACACTTCTTCTATACCTTTGCGTATGTCTGCTTCACCCGTTCCTGATTGACGAGCGTTCTCTTTATTTATCTGATAATTGTACTCATAAAAGTAATTTTCGAATATATCTAACTGAGCCTGTTTCGCAAATAAATTGAAATCTGATGGCGATAGATAACCGTAGTTATTCTTATTAAGTACAGACAGAACTGTATTTCTAACTGAGTTTATCATCGTAAACTTTTTTACAAAGATAAGTAAAAAAAAAGAGGGTCTTAAAAAAGACCCCCTCCTTGGTTAGTTAGCGTTAATGCTATGCTTCAGATAAGTTCTCGAGCATCTTTAATGACTCTATTCCCTCGTCTGATGATAAGTATGATGATACAATATACATAGGGTCTTCACCGTAAGGTACTGTAAGCATTCTACTTTTATTTGATGAAGTATTAAACCATACTTCTTTTTGATTTTTTCTAAATGCTATTAGCTTCTTGTCGAAGAACACTTGAACATTACCCTGTAGCTTCAGCATAGGGTCTCCAAGCACGTCTAAGAACACTTTAGGGTCTTTCTTAGCAAACACTAAGACATCACGCTTTAACTCTGCGGTAGACACCTTAGATGAGTCTGTTCCAAATATCACCCTACTTACATTCTCAAGCATATCAATAGATAAACCTTTAGCCTCAATAAGGGCATCTACTTCAAGGTTTAAGTTCTCAATAGCTTTCTGTGCATCTGCTTCTTCATTTACCTCGATAAACTTTTTTCCATTTAACGGATGATAGTGTAAGAAACTTTGTAATACTTGATTTTCTTTTGCTACTCTCAACATACCATACTCAAAAATGATTGGCTCTAATATAGCGTTACCATCTTGCTCATCTTCAAATGGGCTTTTTTGGTTACGTGCATAACGAAGCACTCGGTTTATACCTGTGTCTTCATCAAAATACATTAAAGGGAATCTACGTGAGTTACGTGTTGGCAGCATAAAAGAAAGAGGTGCTGCATCTCTTGTTAGTTTATAGACCTTGTCTATGAATACTTTACTTTTTTTCATTTGATATAAATTAAAATTAGAATTAATAAAGGGAGAGTGTCTTTGAAGACACCCTCCCATATTATAATCTGCTTACTCTGCGAATAAGAAGAAGTTGTTTGCACCTAATGTACATACCGCTCTCTCTGAAAGGAAGTGTACTTCCATTGCATCAAGGTCGCTATTTTGTGCACCACCTGCTGAACCTGTAATCCAAGTCTTGTAACGTCTGTCTTCAGTTTCTGAAGCACGGTAACGTACGTGTAGGAAAGGTCTCTTAGCGTTCTTACCAAGAATTTGGTCATATACTGAAGTAGAACCTGCAGGAACTAAAAGTCCATTAACTCTACCTGACCCTGCACCTGTAGGTAATCCACCTCTCATTGTTGGGTCATTCAAATATTTCCAATCAGACTTGTAGAAATCGTAACCTCTACGGAATCCTGTGAATCCTAAGTTCAATGCCATATCCTTATCGTTATCAAACAATCCGAATGAAGCAAAGTTAGCTGCACCTGTTGAACTATAACCGTTCAATCCTGCCAACATATCGTCAATATCAAATCCGAAATCTCTGTCTACAAAGATTACGTTTTCTTCAATTGCACCTTGCTTGTCTAACCTTGAAACTACTGAATCAAACTCAGCTAAAGAAGATGGGTTACCACCGCCCCAAACGTTACCTCTCTGTGCTACCACATAGAAGATACCTTCAGAACCTTTGTTACCTACATCACCTGCAGCACTTGCTGCACCTGAACCTGCTTCTGCAGGAACTGCTTCAATCATTGCAGTCTCAAGATAATCGTCAAAACGCAATCTTGTTTCGTGCTCAGACTTCAAGTACCATAAGTATCCTGATGCACCATTCTCAGTTGTTACTTCTACCCAACCGATTTGAGCCATATCAGAACCTGATACTGCATACTTGTCTTTGATGATGATTGGAGAGTTTTCGAAAATCTCGTCATCAGCTTCTAAAGAACCTTGCATTCCGTTTGTACCTTTCTTGAATTCAGAACCATAAATAAATACAGTACATACTTCAAGTTGACCAAACGCTTGTCCACCTGCTTCGTAGTAAGCTACATCAAAAGTACCTGCTGCCGTATCGACACCTGTTACGATTGCTTTGTTTGAGCCACCACCTGCGTTACCTGTTACCATTACGGTTTGTCCCACTCTGATAGCGATAGAACCGCTACCCGGTACTAATGTATCATTTACTGAGATTGTAGCCGTTAGGTCTGCTGCTGCACCACCTGATAAACAGTTTACATATTTAGTGTGTAGTCTTCCTTGCTCAGCCCATTTGATAAGGTCAGAGTTAGAAGGCATTTCTGCTCCTACCATTCTAAGGAATGAGGAGATTGTGCGGTTACCATATCTTTCGAATTCTTTTTCATAAGTATCAGGTAGATACTGATTTAAGAAATCAAAGTTTGTAATATAGTTACTCGCTAAAGGAACTTGCTCAGCACTCGGCTGCAATGCAAATCCCGGAGTTGGGTTAACTTGTCCTGCCATTTTTGTAATTTTTTAGTTTTTAATAATTTATTTTCTACTTTTAATTCTAAGCCCTTTTCCACTATCGGGATTTACTGCTCGGAATTGAGTTCCCCCTTTTGTAGTAACCTCAGGTGTTCTACGCTCAGACATATTCACGTTCTTAGTCTTACGCATAACATCATCGACTGCTTCTGCTTTGCCTTGCTCATAAAAGAACTTAGCAAATTTTTCAGGGTTCATCGCTACGGAAAGTGCTCTATGGTATCCAACTGCATCCTCAACTAAACCATCCTCATTCAAAAACTTCTTTATGAAGTTCTGTGGAGTCTCGTGTTGTTTACGAATCTCAGTCTTATCCCCGGGATTGAAGTTGACTTTCTTGTCTCCATCTACAGTAAACTCAAAACCTTTGAACTCACTTCCGAAAACTTCGTCAGTCTTTTTAACAAACCAATCTGATTTGCGTTTAGCTTCCTCCTCATAGGTACTCGCCTGTTGAACATACTGCTTATACTCCTCCAACGCTTTCTTATCTTCGGCAGAAACGTTGCTCCCACTTGACTCAAGAGGAACTCTGTATTTTTCTTTTTCAGATTCGAAATAATCTTTGGCTTTAGCAATAGCCTTTTTCTTTAATAACTTAGTTTTCTTTACAAACTTCTCTTCATCTAATTCTTCGTCATAGGAATAATCTTCCATTAACGCATCAATATCTTCAGAATCAAGTCCTTTTTCTGTAGCTACTAAGTAGTCTCTTAATATTTTATCAGGATTAGAATCATCTAAATCTCTTTGCAACTTAGCAAAGTCATCAAACCCACGTCCTGTTTCTTTTTTATATTTAAAGTAGGCGGCTACATCCTCAGGTAATTCTTCCCTGTCTTCACGAACCTTAGTTAATTCTTCCATAGAACCAACTTCTCTACCGTATTTATTTTTAATAAACGAAAGAACGTCTTCCTCCTTCAACTCCATTGGAGTATCCTGACTAACAACTTCCTTTTGTTCTGTATCTACTTCTATTTGTTCAGGAGTTTCATTTTCAGAAACAACTTCATTATGTTTTTCCTCGTGCTTATCTAAAAGTTCTTGTTCAACTTCTTGAACTGACCTCTCTTCGTTACCCGATACTTCTCTTACTTTAATGTCCATATTTTATTAGATTTAATTTTATACAAAGTTATACAAATATTATTTTAGTTTTAGACGGTTACCTTGGGTCGAACTCAGCAAGGTCAAATCCATCTAAACTATCTTCGTTAGATTCAAAATTTATAGAAGGGAGATTATTCTTTCTTTGATTAATCAGTTTACTCTGTTCAGTATTTTGCTGACTAATTCTTGAAGACTTTGCCTCTTCTCTCTTATCCTCTCTCTGCATTAGGTTTTGAGAATCCAATCCTCTTAACTGCATATTCATTTGGAACTCCTTATCCATAAGAACACCTTTCAACTCAGCTTCGCTTTGCATCTTAGCAATAGCAGCTTGAGATTGCGCCTGAATAATTTGCATCTTCATTTGCATTTCTTGTTGTTGCTTTTGCATTGCAGTTTGTGCAGCCATTTCTTGTGACTGCATTTGAGCCTGTTGTTGCATTGCTTGTTTTTGCATTGCCATCTGCTCTTCTCTTTCTTGCTTAGCTTTACGCTTAAGTTTTAAAAGTTGATTAGCAAGTTTCAGATTTTTTATCTCACGTATATCAATAGCATCTTCAAGGTTTATATCTCCTTTAGATAAAGCAACTTGAATGTTTTGCTCTAACTGTTGCTTCTCTTCTTCGTCCGGAGCAACCTCAATGAATATACCAAAGTCGTAGATATACAAGTCCGATATGTCATTAAGTATGCTAACATTATATTTACCAATTTTATTTGCAAAATCATCTTTAAAGTCTGCATACTCTAATATATCACCTATCCTATAAGTAAGACCTTCGGCTATGGTTCTAAACATATACAAACTCGCATCAAGAATATGTCTCGTTGCGGTGTTAGAATTTAGTGCTGCTAATTTTTGAACTCCAACTAATGAGTTAGGGTCAGGCTTACTACCATCTCTTGCTTCATTCAATCCTGTTACAGAACGAATCATATCAAGATAGTGATTGTAGTTTCCAATAAGCATCTGTGTTTTTGCTGCACCCGAATTTGACGTAAGCTGAGTAATAGGAACTTTTGCGTTATTGTATTCTCCGTCCTGAGTATAACTTCTACCAACTACACTACCTGTTTGGAAGTATAATCTTAAAGCATCTGCAGGAGAGTAAGCGTTTCCTGTTCCAAGGTCAACTTCATTTAATCCATCCGCATCAATGAAGACACCATCAGGTACAACTTTAGCTATAACCTGTTGTAATTTTAAATGAGTTATCTGTATTAAATCAGCGAATGGTATCATTCTTCTAACTAAAGACTCAATAGCACCCTTATACATTCTTGGTGCTACTGCAACATAGTTAGGTAAAGCGTGTTGAGAGGAAGACTTAGGTCTTACCATATTCTCTGCTAACTCCCACTTTAAAATATAATTAGTTCCCATAACCATAACTCCATCGTACCAAACATCTATTGTCTTAGACATCTTAACAAAGTTACCTTCATCCATCATTTCTTGTGGTGGATTGAATTGGTCATCTTTTTCTATTACTTTCTTTGCTCCTGTTTCTTCATTAATCTTTTTCTTATAGACCATCTTCTTTGTGGTCTTATAATTAAAATACATTAATGTTACTGTGTCTCTGTAAAAAATATCGTTGTCGTAATACTGCGCAACATTGTAGTAGTCATACCAACTCTGTCCACTCTTGGCAACTTCTTCCATTTGCTCTTTAGTAATACTTGGGTCAATCTTTTTTAGTTCTGTTATATTAACAGTCTTTACTTCTCCCCAATAAAAACAATCTTTAAAGTGAGGGTCTTCTGTATAGCTATAAACAATATTAGCAGGGTCTACATATGAAACTTTTACACCTGCTCCCTGTAGAAACTCGTGCTTACCAACCGCAATACCTAAAGTAGCAAGGTCGTAGTCATATCTTTTTCTTAAATCTATGTAATGATTTTCTTCAAGGATTGTGTTAATAGCCTCTTCTTCTGCTATCTCGATAGCAGGTTTGTAGTTAAGCTGCATATACAATGACAACTCTTCATCATCCTTAGGTAAGTTATCGGGGTCTACAACGAATGGATTAGCGCCTGTCTTTTCCTGTATCTTTTCAAGAATAGGTTTAGCTACCATTTGTCCTTCAATCATATCTTGATACTTGCTTCTCTTGGATTGAGACATAGCATCTTGCGCATATGCTTTGACTTTAAAAAGTCTATCAGACATCCCATTAACTACAATGTCTACGAACTTAGGTAGGATAGGTACAGGTGTCCAATCTAAATTTAGATAAGACAAATCTCCGTCTACTGCTAACTCGTTTTTATATTTACCGACAGGCTGCTCTCCTCTTGCGTAGAGTCTTAACCTATGAAAGTTTCTCCATTGGTCATAGAATCTGCATTGAGTTCCATCCTTCTTGAACCATTCATATTGAATAGCCTGTCCGACCTGAAGTCCAAATTCGTCCGTAGCTTTTTCAGCATCGGATACAAACTGACTTGGAAACCCTGTCGATGTTATGTTTACCTTAACATCTTTCATTGAATAATTTCGCTTATTGTTCCCTTGTTATTATACCTTGCAAAGTTAATGTTTATTTTTGATTGTTTTTTTTCAGGTTGGTATAGGTGTTTTTGACACGCCATTATAGCCAAACCTGACGATATACTTGCATCAAACTTTGTTCTGTTACTTATATCGAACTTTGCCCAATCCTCCAAGGTCCTCGAAAAAGGCATCGTTCCTATGTCTTCTAAATCTTCATCTATATTCATTCCTACATATTGTTCTATGTAAGATTCTATTGCAGAAGCGTGTGCTTGTTTTACTGATTCGCTTGTATTGGGTATCCCTCCCAACTCACGTTCTGTTTTTGATAATTTATTGTAAGTCTTATCAGGTCTATTCATACTAAAACCTCTATATCCTCTGTGTTTAAAATGATATAGTAACCTTGGTTTATTATTCTCACACAATAAAGGCATACCATAGAACACACAAGCCATTAATACATCTTCGAAAAATAACTCTGCCGTTTGTGGTCGAGCAATATATTCTAAGAAAAACTCATTACTTGGAGCGTTATCCATATTAAACTTTGTTAATCCGTGTAGTGCTCCGTTAGAACCACCGCCACCAACTACACCACTTATATCATAGCTATCACATCCGAACGAGCCTATGTGTTCGTTACCCGGATATTTAGTTCCATTCTTAGTTATAATTCTATTAGTTAAATTCTTTTCGGGAGTCCAACTAACCAAGAACCTTCCGCTTTTATTAGGGCTAAAAATTACCTTGGTATCTTTTATTCCATTTAACCAACTAAAAGAACCTCTTGTAATATGATGTTCTGATATCAACGTATCATTGAAATCAACTTGTTGATATATCTTGGTTAGATTAAATAAGGACTGTTTACTTTCATCTCTAAATGCGTGAGACTCTGTTCTTGGGAATTGCCTATAGAACTCATTCAAAGCATCAGCATCATTCTTTAATGAATCAACCTCAGCTTCCCAATAGTCTATAGCGCCATTCTCTATCATTTCATTATCAACACCCAACACAGGTTCATCTGATTTCCTGAATACAGGCATCCCGTATCTATCAATGAATCCTTCCATATTCCATTCCATAGGAATAAAAAGATTATACATCCCACTTTTTGTTTGTCCGTTTGCATTACGAGATGTTACACTTGAGTCTTCAAATAGTTTCTTGAAATTACTACCACCCTTACTAAGAGCATTTGAAGTAGAACCCATCATACATTTACCTATAATCTTACTACCTAATCTCAAACAGGTTTTGGTAACACGCCAATTATTTAAAATATTATTAGGCTTAATCCATTTACCACTTTCATCGTGTACTAACAATAATAGTTTCTCACCATCATAACTGTTGTCATCTGTGTTTTTCCAATCAATAGTTGTATCAAGACCTTCAAGAACATCTTGCTCCACCTCGTACATATTCTTCTTGGTTATCTTAGAAGCAGGAACTCTAAAAGCTAATTCAGTTTTAGGTCTGTCCATACCGTCCATTATAGGTTTAAAGAAAAAAGGTAACCTGTTATTTATAGGAACTACTTTATCTGTAAACATTTTCTTTGCATCACTACCTGTCTTAGATAGTATACCTACCCTTGCATCTTTAGCAAGAGTACCTGTGTTTACACATTCTGCTGAAGACATAAATGAAAAACCTGAACGCCTAATTTTTAGATAGGTCATTCCGAAACTTCTCTTATCAGCTTTACAAGCCTCCCAATAAATAAAAAATATTCTGTTTGCTTCCCTGTAGTCGGGGTATCCTACGTCAATGCTTGTCCATTGAAGATACATATAATGAGAGCCTGTAATGTAAGTTGGCTTTCCGTTGTTCATAAAGAACATACCGTCTTCTCTATAATCAAACTCACGCTCAATGTAATCAACCCATCTGTTTTTAAAAGTAGATGGCATTTCATTCCATTGGAATATAGATTGTATTCTATCTAAATCTTTAGGTAAGTCTGTTCTTTCCCAAAATTGTTGTTCTTTTTTAGAGTGTCTTTGAAGACACTTTTTAGGTTCTTTAGGTAGCGCTATTGTTAAGCCACTTATATTTATTACAGAACCTACTTNCCCGGTCTTCGATATAACAACTACATTATACTTAGAGTCATANCCATACTCCCACGACTTAGCTTTGTTTTTATTGCTAAGTACGTTCTTAGGGATATAGTCCTCTAATNTTCTATACAGTTTATTTTGACCTTCTTTCTGCAAATCCTTGTTTGGTATCTGTTTTACTAACTCCTTTCTCAGCTAACTCAATAGCTTCTCTTTCTGATTCTATTCTATTCAGTATCTCAAAAGCATCAAAGATTGCTAACTTCTTTGTTGCAGCAGCATTCTTTAATTTGTCTGCAGCTAAATCATCTTCAGGGTCGTGTTTAATAATCGCTTCCTTCGCTACCTTTAT